TTGTTATCTCTTGGATGTCATCAGGTATTGAAAATAAATTCAAAGGTGACGATTATAACTTTGGTAAAGTCACTTTAACAAGTGATTACGGACCATTGGGTGATAAGTACTTTACTAACACATATACTTGTCAATCCGCAACAACTGAAAAAAATAGTAACGTAACATTACCCTATGTTAGTTTTGTAACTATTGACAAATATATTTTATTTGTGAGAGATAAGATACTTCCAAGTATCCAAAGAATTAAGAGTGTTGGTATGATACAATACTACTTACAAAACTGGCCTTATGATAAACAAGTTACTGAGACACAAAACATTACTTTAAGTGCTTCATATGCCAAGGCGGTAGATTTACTAAACAACGTAACACCTCCAATTAAAACAATTCAATTACCTCCAAGACCAGTACCAAACCCAACAACAAACCTTGGTAATGTTGTTACGGCAACACCACCATGTCCAACACCTTCAGTTTCAACAGTATTTGTTCAAGGTCAAGGACCAGGTACTGGTAACATACCACCAACCCCAACACCAAGTACATCAAGTCTTCCACCAATAACAACTGACGATGTTATATTAGCAAACGCGTTAACATTGAACCAATATAACTTGTCGGTAAATTATGTATCACAAGTAGATAACAGATTGACAGGTGTGTTAAATGTGTTCTCAGGACAACTTGTAAACAGTTACCAGTTACCCTGTTACATTGGTTATCAATCAAGATAATTTGATACAATCTGTACCTGTTGCTGATTTTGAAATATCAGGAAACACATTATCAAACAACTCGGATGGAAGTTTTGTGTCTCAAAATAGTTGGAACGTCGCCTTGGATAGAATAACCGAAAATGGTGATTACTATGTTGATTTTGTGGCCACCGTTAGAACACCGGCAAGACTTTACAGATTCACAACAACTTTAGGTATCTTACCTCTTGATTGTCCTAATTTGGGTTACAAAGCTAATGATATTGTATCGGTAAGTATATTGGATTCAATACTTAATAATTTCTGTTGTAGTTGTTATCCGAGTGGAAGTGGAACTAGAATAGTTTCCTTTAATGGGGTCCAATGTAAACAGATAGGTTCAAATTGTTAATAATTTGAATATTGTTGATATTTATAATAAAAATCTCAAACTATGGATTTAAATAATAGATTAAATCAGTCGTGAAAAAGATGGTCTTATTGAAAGAGCCGGTCATCAACATACTGCAAATCGTAAAGTTAAAGTAGAAACCGTACACGGAATAAAAACCTTATTAAATGGTTAATCGATGAATTTAGATAAAAAGATACTCAAGGAAATTGAGAGACATCACAAGATTAATAGGTATATTACTGAACAGGCATTACCACCTGAAGGAGATTTACCACCAGCACCTGAAGCGGAACCTGCGGTTGCTCATGAAGAAGCTCCTGCAGACCCGTCAATGCCACCACAAAAGATTGATGTGGCGACTGATACTGAAGTTACAAAAATTGATGACGAAGGTGAAACTGATGAAAAAGGTGGTGATACCCAAGAGTTAGATGTAACTGAATTGGTTAAGACTCAAGAAAAGATTGAACAAAAACAAGAAGAGTATTTTAACAATTTGTTTGGTTACATTCAAAATTTAGAAACTAAGCTTGGCGAAATGGGTCAAGTTATTGATAGATTAAACGCGATTGAAACTAAAATTGAAAAGTATCGTGAGAAAACCCCCCAAGAAAAACTACAGTTGAGAAGTTTGGACTCAGGACCATTCACTCAAAAGTTGACAGACTTCTTTGATGATAAGAAGGAAGACTTTGAAAAAGCGGGTAAACACGAATACGTTCTAACATCAGATGAAGTTGAGGATGTGAATCCTTCAGAAATCAAATCAACTTTCAGAGCTGGAGAAGAAGAAGATAAATTTAAGTTTTGATTTTTTGATATTTTTTACTATATTAAGGTTGTGGACACCCACAACCTTTTTTTTTATTTGACTATTTGAAACTAAAATTGTAACTTTGAACTAAACTCTAACATTAAATTTTTTAAAAACTATGACATCATCATTAGACGCAGTACTTGCACAGTATGAACAAGCACAGAAAAACAGCTCAGGCGGAGAAAACCGTATGTCATCAGAAGAAAGAATGAAGAAATACTTCGCTCTTATTCTTGATGAGAAATCAAACTCAGGAACACGACGTATCCGTATCCTCCCTACCAAAGACGGTAGTTCACCTTTTAAAGAGGCTTGGTACCATGAAATCCAAGTAGGTGGAAAATGGCAAAAATTTTACGACCCAGGAAAAAATGACAATGAGCGTTCACCATTGAACGAAGTTTATGAAGAACTCATGTCAACAGGTAAAGAATCTGATAAAGAATTGGCTAAACAATACAAGTCACGTAAGTTCTACATCGTGAAGGTTATTGACCGTGACCACGAAGAAGACGGTGTAAAGTTTTGGCGATTCAAACACAACTACAAGAATGAAGGTATTCTTGATAAAATCATCCCTATTTGGAGAAACAAAGGTGATATCACCGACCCTGAAAAAGGGCGTGACCTTATCATTGAATTGACCAAACAAAAGACTCCTAAAGGAGCCGCATAC